CGCAAGATATTCTTGCAATGATTAGAAGCAGAAACGCTAGTTAATTAATTGTGTATGTGGAAGTTCCGGCTAAAATCTCCTTTCGGTATCCAGCGAGATCTTCTACACTACACTCTAACACATAGGAAAGGTAAAAATGGCAAAAGCATTTGACATAAGTAAATTCAGAAAGACAATCACTAAGAGCATTGACGGCCTTGGTATTGGCTTTAATGATCCAACTGATTGGGTCAGCACAGGAAACTTTGCACTAAACTATCTTGTAAGTGGCGACTTTAATAAAGGTGTTCCGCTTGGTAAGGTAACAGTATTTGCAGGTGAATCAGGTAGTGGTAAGAGTTACTTCTGTTCAGCAAATATTGTAAAGGCTGCACAGGAACAAGGCATCTTTGTAGTATTAGTTGACTCAGAGAACGCACTTGACGAAGCGTGGCTACAAGCACTTGACGTAGATACTTCAGAAGAAAAACTTCTTAAACTTAACATGAGCATGATTGATGATGTTGCTAGAACAGTATCAGAATTTATGAAAGAATATCGTGATATGGCAGAAGAAGAACGTCCTAAAGTATTATTTGTAATTGATTCGTTAGGTATGTTACTAACACCTACAGACGTTGACCAGTTCCAAAAAGGTGATATGAAAGGTGATATGGGTCGTAAGCCTAAGGCATTGACTGCACTTGTTCGTAACACAGTTAACATGATTGGTAGTTATAACGTAGGTATGGTATGTACTAATCACACATATGCATCACAAGATATGTTTGATCCAGACGATAAGATCAGCGGTGGACAAGGGTTTGTATATGCTTCTAGTATTGTTGTAGCTATTAAGAAACTTAAACTTAAAGTAGATGCAGACGGTAATAAAACTTCACAAGTACATGGTATTAGAGCGGCGTGTAAGGTAATGAAAACACGTTACAATAAACCGTTCGAAAGTGTACAAGTTGAAATACCATATGAAACAGGCATGGATCCGCATAGTGGATTGATTGAGTTATTCGAAGCAAAAGGATATCTTAAAAAGTCAGGTAATAGACTTGAGTATACAAGTCCGTCAACTGGCGAAGTTATGCTAGAATATCGAAAAGCATGGACTGGAGATAAGTTACAGATAATTATGGATGATATCATAAATACACCTGTAATAGAGACTCCTGTCGAAGTAGTCGATGAGGAAGTTTACGAAGAACAACCAACTGAATAACGGAGTAGAAATCTATGCAATCTGATCTAATTGCTGACATTTGGAACGTAGTGTCAGAACATGTTCCTGAAAAGGAAAAACAAGAAGTAGCAAAAGGTTTTGTTACTGCACTAGTAGACCACGGAGTATCTGAAATTGCAATCAATGAACTCTTTGGTATTGACACATACTTAGATACTGCAATTGAGTATGTAACTGAGGACGAAGATGACGGCGACACTAATTACGATGAAGACGTCGAAGATGCAATTTGGGATGATGAGGATTAAATGAACTGGTACGATCAAGTTTCTAAAGATATTTCGAAGATACCTGCCGCTGTGCAGTACTACGAAGCAGAATTATTACAGGCTAAAAAAGAGACAAATGTTGTTGGGCGTCTTGAAAAAGCATCAGCACAAATGCCTGCAATTGTAGAAACTAGATTTGGACAGTTACAAGAGATCGAAGCAATACTCGAATATTTAAACATTGAGCTTCGCCGTTTACGTAGTACACACTTTAGAAAATATGTTGAAAATTATCAACGTCAATTAAGTTCTAGAGATGCTGAAAAATTTGTAGATGGCGAAGCTGATGTTGTAGACTTTGAAAAAATTATTAACGAGTTTGCATTATTACGTAATAAATGGCTAGGAATTATCAAAGGACTAGACATTAAACAATGGCAAGTATCTAATATCGTTAAACTAAGAACAGCTGGTTTAGACGACGCAACCATTTAATTTTCTTTACATAAACTGCGCATATAAATACTAGTATGAAAAGAATCGTACTAGTTACAGGCGGGTTTGACCCCTTACATTCCGGGCATATTGCCTACTTTAAAGCAGCCAAAGAACTTGGTAACGAGTTATGGGTTGGTGTTAACAGCGACGAATGGTTAACAAATAAAAAGGGCATGCCTTTTATGCCCGTTGAAGAAAGAATTGCTATTATTAAAGAACTTGCTGTAGTAGATAATGTTATTACATTTGAAGATGATAAGGAAGGATCGGCATGTGGTGCGATAGACGTAGCACTTAAAACATCTGAAACAATGCATGACAGAATAGTATTTGCTAACGGTGGAGATAGAGGTGAAGGCAATTCACCAGAAGTAGAAAAGTTTACTGACAACAATAGAGTAGAATTTCAATTTGGTGTTGGTGGTACAGATAAAAAGAATTCAAGTAGTTGGATTTTAGGAGAATGGAAAACACCTAAAACAAAACGCAAATGGGGTTGGTATAGAGTATTAGATCATCAACCTGAAAACAATTTTAAAATTAAAGAATTAGTAATTGAGCCAGGTGCATGTCTTTCTGATCAAAGACACTTTCAAAGATCAGAACATTGGTATGTACTAAAAGGCAAAGTTAAAATGCAAACAGAGTGGAACAACATTAGTGATACTGTAGAGCTTTTACCCTTAACAAAAGGATATGATATTTCAGTAGGTACTTGGCATAAAGCAAGTAACCCCACAGATGATTTAACACACATACTAGAAGTTCAATACGGGGAAGCCTGTATAGAAGAGGATATCGAAAGACGTGACTAATTGGATTTTTGTAAGCAAGGGTAAAAAAGACCCCTATATAAATCGTTTCGCTCGAGGGTGCGGTGCACCTGTTGAGGATTCTAATACGTTTAATTATGATGCTTCAGAAGATCCTATTGTGTTACGAGGTATCTTAAAAAAGAAATGGATGCATAAATGTTGGGAAGATGGTAGAGATTTTTATTATATGGATACAGGATACTTTGGTAACGAAGTAACTCCTAGTAACCCTAATGGTTGGAAGTTTTGGCATCGTATTGTAAAGAACAATCTTCAACATAATAAACTTATTGATCGCCCTTCAAGCAGATTCGAAGGCTTTGGTAAAAAGTTTAAGCCGTGGAATAAGAAAGGTAGAAAGATTCTTATTGCTGCGCCAGACGAAAAGCCTATGAAGTTTTATGATCTTGATTTAGAAGAGTGGTTATCAGAAACTGTTAACACACTTAAACAACATACTGACAGGCCTATTGAAATTAGGCAACGTAATAAACAAAGAGCAGATAGAATGCTACATAACACGCTAGAAGAAGCCTTAGACGACGATGTGTACGCTCTTGTTACATTTAATAGTAATGCAGCAGTTGAGAGTGTATTTCAGGGTATTCCGGTGTTTACGTTAGCGCCTGTTAGTGCAGCAAACCCAGTCGGACTACAAGACTTATCATTAATAGAAGCACCGTATTACCCAAGCAGTGATAAATTGTTTGCTTGGGGCTGTCATTTAGCAGCAGGTCAATTTCACGATAGTGAGTTACGCACAGGAAGAGCAAGAGCGTGTTTGGAGGAACAATGGACTTAAAAGTATTCGTAGGATACGACACTAGAGAAGATATTGCATATCAAGTTTGCAGACATAGTATCTTAACAAGAAATGAAAACGTATCAGTAACACCGTTAAAACAAAATGAATTAAGAGAACAAGGTTGGTATCATCGACCTGTAGATAAACTAGCATCAACAGAATTTACTTTTACACGCTTCCTAGTACCAGAGCTTACAAACTTTGATGGATGGGCATTGTTTTGTGATAGTGACATTATTTTCTTAACAGATATAAAAGAATTATTTGACCAAGCAGATGACAAGTATGCAGTTATGTGTGTACAACATGATTATACACCTAAAGAAGGTGTAAAGATGGACGGACAAAAACAAACAATATATCCACGTAAAAACTGGTCAAGTGTAATTTTATACAACTGTGGACATCCTAGTAACAAAAAAATTACAATGGATCTTGTAAACGATCCTGATATTACAGGAGCATACTTACACAGATTTAGTTGGTTAGATGATAGTGAAATTGGCGAGCTAGGTAAAGAATGGAATTGGTTAGTTGACTGGTATGATGAAACAGAAGACAGCAAACCAAAAGCAATTCATTATACAGAAGGCGGACCGTGGTTTGAAAACTATCGTAGATGCACATATCATAAGCAATGGAAAAGAGAATTATTTGAGATGATGAAATTTAAGGTTAACCTTTAATGGATAAATTATCTCCTGAAGAAATATTGGTAGAAGGGTCAAAGCACAGGTTAACAGTTGATTCAGCTGTGTTAGACAAACCAATGGTTATCAGAGGGGTAATTAAAAAGCATCACGCTGATAATTGTGTAAAAGAAAATAGAGATTACTGGTACATTGATACAGGGTACTTCGGAAATTTTCCCAGTCCAGGTAACAAGAAAGGTGGAAAGAAATGGCACCGTATTGTTAAAAACGAAAATCAACTTTCTACATTTAGACCCGATATACCGTATGACAGATGGAACATGCTAGTTGAACATGATCCAAGACTAATATGGAAAGGTTGGAAGAACTACGATAAAAAGATTCTTTTAGTAATGCCTAATCCTAAAGCATGTGTTTGGTACGATATTGATTATGATAAATGGGTCAAGCAAACTACAAAGAAAATTAAACAGTATTGCGATCTACCTATTGAAGTACGAATAAAAGGATCACGCACAGAGCGTAACTTTGAGTACTCAATTTATGACGCATTTGAATCTGGTGTATATGCTACTGTTGCAATGAACAGCATGGCTGCACTAGAATCAGTCCTATACGGTGTACCTGCATTTGTAAGC